AGGGCAAAGTGGAGAGATTAGATGAGAAGATGCCGAGCGAGATAGCTAATTTAGAACGCATAATGGAACTAAAATTTGAACAGTTCAACGGTAAATTTGAGGAGTTAACAAAAGCTATTAGACACGCAGAAAGAACGATGACATCACAAGCAGAAGCGTTTGTAAAGCTACTTCAAGAGGTTAAGAAATGAAGCAAATAATTGAAGATACATTAAAGAAGAATGGTAAGTGGTCTAGAACATCACTTACCATGTTTTCAGCGTGGTTAATTGTTGTGTTTATGGTTTTCTTTGATTTATGCAAAGAGGGTTTTAGATTTGATGTATTTGTGACTATGGTAGGTGTAGCACTTGGGAGTAAATTAACTGATTCAATCGGTAAAAGAGTTGAGAAAAATGAAAGTAAATAACATAATTATAGCTTTATTAATAGGTGTTTTGATTTATTTATTATTTCAGAAACGACCTTTGAATGAGCCAATAAAGTATATTAAAACATATGAAACTAGAATTGATACCTTATTAAAAGATACAACTATTTTTAAGACTAAAATAAGACGATTTAAAGACACTATTATTGTTTTTAGAGATAGTATAACAATAGCTCAAGAAAACAAAGATACAATCAAAATAATAGCCTTTCAAGATGCTTTGATTAAACAACAAGACTACACTATTAAATGGCAAGACACTTTAATAACTCAAATTGACATCATCATGATGTTACAGAATAAAGTGAATGAGAAACTTTACGATAGTGTTAACGTTTTGAATAAAGATAAACGTAGATTAAAAAAAGTAGGCATCTTCGCTGGAATTGGATTATTAACTTTATTAATTATTAAGTAAATGGAAAACATAAGTAAACATATTAGCTTTAAAGAAGCTACATTTTCAAATACTGCAATAGCTAGGAAAATTAAAAACGTTCCTGATGCTGATACAATTGTAAGAATGAAGTTAGTAGCAGAGAAATGCTTTGAGCCTGTTAGGGAGTGGTACGGTAAGCCAATTAAGATTAATAGTTTCTACAGAAGTCCTAAATTGAATACTGCTATCGGTGGGGCAACTAAAAGCCAGCACGTAAAAGGCGAAGCAATAGATTTGACTGCTGGAAGTGTATCAGAAAACAAAAAGTTATATGATTGGATGGTTAAGAATATCGAATTTGACCAATTAATAAATGAGTATAATTATAAATGGATTCACGTTTCTTTTAAAATGTCTGGTAATCGTAACATGAAATTCAATATTAATTAGTATATTTACTTATTCATAATTTTTAGGTGTTTTAAATGTTTAGGGGAGGTGTTAAAACCTCCCTTTTTTTGTTACACAAACTTTAAGTTATCAATAAATTTTCTAAATACTTCTGCTACATCGTTATGCTGGTCGCTTACTTCTTTCTCTACCTTACCATTGTAAAGACTGTTTAAGAAGTCCTCAATGGTGTATTTAAGTTGGTTAGTAAATACATTAGGTGCTACTTTGTTAGCTTCTTCTATGTGGTCTATAAGTGCTAAAAGTCCACCAGTTGCTATTACTATTGACTTATCGAAGTTAGGTTTATCACTTAGATATAACCTTAACCTTTCTTCTTCTAGTTGTGCTTTACTTTTAATCATTGTATCTACTTTCTATATATGCTATTGCTAATCTAATAACTCCGTATGTTATAACTATGCCGAAGCATACTGCTAAACTAATTATTATCGTATTCATAATTTTTATAGTAATTTAATTGTTTTAAAATAATTGAATGTTCTTTTTTTAATATTCTAAAGTAGTGTTTCATTAACACGTTTCCCTTTCGTTTTCTCATATTTCTAAATTTGTTACTTGTTCAAATGATTCTTTGTCTAGGTATTTAAAACTATTATTCGCTATTTCATAAGCTAATTGTGTTAATCCCTGTTTTGATGTATTCCTGTTATTTTTTTTTGCTATTTCCTCTAATTGTTCTAAATCAATTCTAACAAAGTCAATAATACTTTTTCCTTTTTTCATAATATTAGTTATTTATTTTATTATTGCAAATATAACTATAATTAATTAAATAACAAGCGTTATAATTAATTTTATTACATTAAATAAAAAACCCCTTGAAAATCAAAGGGTTTAAAGTAGTTGCGTCAATATAGTTGTTAGGCACAATATTACCCAACCTTGTTAATATCACCAAAATGTGAATTTAACACTTTCATTGCTTTATTAAAGTTGTTATCAGTTGTATCAACTTCATCTTGATATTCAGAAGAACTATCAGCATACAATATAGTCCATCCTTTTTCACCAGATTGTACCGTTACAACTAATTGGTTCATACCAACTTTAAATCGTTCTTCTCTTTTTACCTCACTTGAAGGCATCATACCCATAAATCTTTTCATAAAATACTGTGCCTAACAAAGTGTATAAGCAATAGCCGTTAGGCGTTTCAAACTATTGCAGTTGTTAATATTAAATTTTATCATTCTAATCAAGTTTAGTGTTCGTCTACTGCTCATAAACCCAACCGTTATATGGCATTTAAAAAGACCGACATCCGTTTTGCAAAATCAATTGTGAAATAGTCTATTTCTGCATCCCAAAAATCTTCAAATTCTTCAACGGCTCTATGTAATAGTTTAGCATAACATTCTGGACTACAAGCCGTATAATGTACACAACTGTCACGACTATCATTTCCCCATGAATTATGCTCTCCGCTAAACTCGTGCCAGTCATCAGGCATTGAATTTTCGTTGTGTATTTTGCCACAATTATCACATTTATAGCCAATTGTTACCTTTTCTCTTTGTGTTACTTCTTTGTATTCAGTAATTTTCATTTTTAAATTTATATTTATGTGTGAATAAAACCTCTTATAACATTATTTGCTCATCCTTACTTAGTTCTTCAAAAGTTGGTGCGACATAACCTAACATCATTTCACTTTCTGTAAAGTAGCTTTCATCTTTATAACCTAAATCAACTTTCAAATCTGGTGTATAAATCTTTATTCTATTTCTATACGATTTAATTCGTTTAACGATTACAGAATTTTCTTTGTGAAATTTATTGTTTCTTAGCTTTCTAAAGTCGATTTGAATCTGAGTTAAGAAGTCATCAGTAATAGCAATTTCTTTGCTTATAGCTTCGTTTATCTTCTTAGTTAAATACTCGGTGTAATGTAATGGTTTCATTTGTTAATTGCGTTTAAATATTGAAGATATAGGTCTACGTTAAATGACCCCCCTTTTGTTTCAGCTGAACTTTTTTTAGTCCAAAACTTTACAATTTTTCCTAAATTACCACCGATGTATGTGTTTTGCTTTTTCATGATTTTTTGTTTTAAATGTTTGTAAATATAATAATTAATCTTCGTTAAAATAATCTTCTTCGTCAAATCCATCGACAAAATTTATAATCTCACTATCTATTCTATTTGATAGTTTTTTTGTTAGTCCTGTAAAACCATTTTCAATCCTCATGTATTCAAGTCCTCCAGTTGTTGGAAAACTTAACTCATTTTGATAATCATCTTCAAATGTTACTTCGTTTAAAGATAATCTAATCTCGATGTCCTCGCTTTGCGTTTCGTTTAATTTTAAAGTGTATAGACTTAATTGGTCTGCTCCGTTAATGATTGCTAAATCTTTACTAAGATAAGCTACTCCGTTGTGTACGTATAATGTATTCATAGCCAATCTGAATTAATGTTTCCTATTAAATAACTTTTACTTTCTTCCTTGTTTAGTTTTATCCATTCTTTTGCAATTTCAAAACTTTCAAACCTTTGCTCAATGTGTTCTGTGCAATCTCCATTTTCAAATACCATAATGTAATATGCTAATGGTGTAAAATTATCCTCAAGAGCTGAAAGGTATTTACCTTGTCTTATTAATTGTTTATCTGAATTTTCCATAACCTTGTTTTTATTTAATTTTACTTTCTAATGATTCTTTTAATGATTCAAACCACATTTTTGACCATTGCTCATTTTTTTCTTCTAATGCTTTAGTAAGCAATTCTAAAAGATACTCTGCGTAATCTTTGTTAATTAGTAAATTTTCCATAACCTTGTTTTTAAATGTTTCAACAAATATACAAACTTTATTTAATATAACAAGCATAAAATAAAAAAAAGGCTAAAATTAATTAGCCTTTAATTGTTAACTAGAATGTAAAGTGTTAATATTTAATTAGTTACTTAATTTATTTATTTTTATTAAAAAGGTAGATCGTCATTAGATTCAGTACTTTGCGTGACCTCTGGAGTAGTTTCTTCTTTAGCTGCTACAACTATTGTTCCATCTGTCCAAGCTACTTTCCCGTTACCTATGAACGTTTTATTTGCTTTTGCATCACGTTCTTCTTTACTTTGGCTTAATGCTATTCCTACATTGTTACCATACTTTGTTTCATCGTTAATACTAATTGAAAGGCTTAACCATTTCTTACCATCTTTCTCAAAGATTCTTGACTTATCTACCTTAGACAAATCGATACTTGCATTAATTATTGCACCCATATTTATTTATTTGATTGTTAAAAATTCTTGACTAAAAATATATTCTCTGATTATTTCGTATTTTGTTTTTCCTGTTTCTATTGAATAAAACGCTAATGCTTTCAATTCTTCTTCCGTAAATGGAATGTTTAAGGTTTTGTTACCTTTGTACTTTACTTTTTTCATATTTACTTTTTTACGATTAAACTACTTTTACTTTGTGTTACTGTTGGAAGTTCTATTACTTCTCCCGTTTCCTGGTCTATTAATGACAAATTCATCTTAGTATATGACTTATAACTTGTCTTATATTTTTCTTCAATTGCTTTCAACTCGTTATTTTTTTGTTCCCATTCTGAAATACCTTTAAATGAAAATCTAGTTGCACCGTTTCTAACTTGGTATTTTTGCCCGTTGTACTCAAATGAAGATGCACCAAACTTCTCAGCTTCATCAATAGCGAATGTATCAATAGACTTTTTAGCTTCGTTAAATACTGATTCCATTTTCTTAAAGATAGTGTAAGCGTCTAATGGGTTAATATTACCTATTTCAACGTCTTTAACGATGTTGTTTACTATATTAGATACATTCATTAACCCAACTGTTTTAACTTGTTCTAATGCGTTTTGTGATTCTTGAGGAGTGTTTTCGTAATACTCTTCTTGTTCTCTGTCGATGTCATAAAATTCATTCATAATTATTTGCTTTTTTATTATTAATATACTGATACGTTTTCTATTATTCCACAACCTTCATTTTGAATAAAAATATTATCCATATATATTTCAGTTTTTGGTTCTATTTTAAATTTAATATAATCTATTAATTCATTTATATTAATCATTTCACTTGTTGATATACATACTTTTACTTCATATTCATTCATAATAATAATAATGCTTTAGTTTGTAATTCTGTTAACTCAAAACTAGCTTTTAGTTTTTCTACTGTGTATTTACCTGTTTTAATTTGTTCCAATGCTTTCTCGAATCTATCATTGTCTATTGGTTGTTTCGGTGCAAACTCTTTTTTCATTTCTTCAATGTATCTAACATCATCAAATTTACCTAAAAATATATCTGCATTAAAACCTAACTTAGAAATAGCTTTAGTAAGTGCATCTGTTTCTATTTTCTTTGCAAAGTTGTCATCTACCATTGTACAATTTCTATCCATGTACAACTTACATGAGTTGATTATTTCAAACTCACCATTTGGAAAAAAGAAAGTCCCAGTAAATACGACTAGATTAAATTTTTCAGTTAATGAATAATCTAACTTAATATTTTTAAAACCCCACGTTTGACCATACACTCCAAATTGTTCCGTTACTTGCATGATTTGGTACTGTGGTGCAATAGCAGTTATTTCATGTCCTGAAATCTTTGCTTTCTTTGTGTACTTCGGATTTGTTTTTTCAACCCGATTCCATAATTCTAAATGTTTCATAATATATGTTTTAAATATTTCTACAAAGTTAATACAATTATCTAATAAAACAAACTTTTAAATAATTTATTTTTTTATTTGTTATTTAAAATAAAGTTGTATATTTGCAAACGTTGAGTCGAAGCAACATATAGAAACTATTTAAAAAAACCTCGTGTAGAAGAGACTTCGACCTCTGATATACGGGGTATTTTTATTTTATGATTAAACCTTTTAAATATCAAGAAGATGGAATAAATGAAATTCTTGATAAATTCAAAACAAAACAAAGAGTATTATATCAATTAAGTACAGGAGGAGGTAAAACTTTTATATTTTGTTTTCTTACTAAGAAATACATTGAATATACTAATCAAAAAATTCTTATATTATGTCACAGAACTGAGTTGATAAATCAAACTATTGCATCAATGACTCGTATAGGTGTAACGTGTGAAGAGGTTAATTCAAAGACTAAAGAATTAAATCATTTATCTAATTGCTATGTAGCAATGGTTGAAACAGCAAATAAAAGATTAAATAAAAACCCTTATTTTTTTAAAGATGTCGGTTTAATTATTGCAGATGAATGTCATTTATTGGTATTTGATAAAGTATTTTCTTTTTTCCCTTTTGCTAAAATTTTAGGTTGTACAGCTACTCCAGTAGTTTTGAAGCGTGAGCAATATACTAAATGTAAATTTTGTAATACTACTTATGAACATGTTACTGAGTGTTGCAATCATGAAACAATGGAATTTTCAAAACCTTATCCATTATCTAATATTTATGAGGATATTGTTTTAGGTCCTAAAATTACAGATTTAATAGAAATGGATAGGCTAGTTAAAGAAATATCTTTTGTAAAGAATTACGCTAACTTATCAGAAGCTAAAACAGATAGTACAGGTGAGTTTACAAATAAATCATTAGATAAAATATATTCAAATGAAGATGCTGTATTTAATGTTTTACTAAATTACGAAGAACTTTGTAAAGGGAAAAAAACAATAATATTCAATAACTCATCAACAACTAATTTAATTGTTTACAATAAATTTATAAATGCTGGTTATAATGTAAGAATGTATGATTCAGTTAATAAAGAACAAAGCGGTAATAGAAAGGAATTAATAAAATGGTTTGCTGAAACTCCAGATGCTATACTTTGCAATGTTTCTGTTTTTACTACTGGTTTTGATGTTACAGATGTCGAAGCAATTATTTTAAATCGTGCCACAAATTCATTATCATTATTCCTTCAAATGGTTGGTAGAGGTGTTAGAGTAACTGATAAAATATATAAAGATAATTGTATAGTAATAGATGGTGGTGGTAATATTGACAGACATCAAGAATTTAGCGACCCAACTAGAGATTGGTTTAAAATATTTAAACATGGTATAGGAAAAGACAAAGCTAAAAAAGAAGATTCTTTAGACGTTAAAAGTTGTCAAAATTGTGGTTTTCTTCACTCATCATCACTTAATAAATGTCCTGAATGTGAATTTGAATTAATACCTAAAGTGAAAATTAAGACAGAAGATGATACAGTATTCAAACCTATTATTAAATTACCTTTGCCAGATGGTAATAAAATAGTTAAATATACTATATCTCAACAAAAAGATAGTAACTTTGCTATCCAAATTTTAATTAATCAAATATTAGATTTATTTCAATTTTATAGAGTATCAAAAGATTTATACATTAAAACTAAACAAAATGGTAAAATTAAAAAAAGAGTTACAGAGATAGTAAACCCGTGCTATTCTAAAATTATATTTAATCACGAAATACAATCAAATAATAACAGAACAAAAAAATACATAATAGATAAAATAATAACCAAATTAGATAAAAAATATGAAATTTAGTTACTACAAAGATGTTTTTACAAAAGAAAACACAGAACTTTCAATCGATAATTATATCGGTTTTATAACTCATGGTGCTAATCAAGACCTTGTTTTAAAAGCTAGAGCAGAAAGGCAAAAAGGGAATTTAGAAGAGTATAAAAAACTAAAAAATAAATCAACTGCAATAACGGGGAGTTGTGTGTTTCATTCTGGTAAAGAAAAAACAGCAACAAATATTAAAGAATTAAACGGTTTAATAGTTATTGATATTGATGAAGAAATAAGTCAAGAACAATATCATAATATTAAAAATGATAAATATACTTTTATTATTCATAGGTCATTTAGTGGTTTTGGTTATTGCGTTTTCATTAAAATTAACTCAGATAAATTTGAAGATTCATTCAATGGAATTTCAGAATACTATTTTAATAATTTTGAAGTAACTATTGACCAATCATGCAAAAATAGAAATAGACTTAGATATATTTCATACGACCCAGATTTATATCAAAACCCAAAATCAAATAAGTTTGTACCTAAAAACACTAAGAAATTTATTGAACCTAAAAACACTAACTTTATTTATGTTAAAGATGACTTTCATAATATACTTGAACAAATAAAAGATAAATGTGTAGACCTATGCCAAGAAGATTATTTTAGATATGTTAGAATAGGGATGTCTTTAGCTTCTAAGTTTGGTTTACAAGGTGAAGAGTATTTTCATTTTATTTGTTCATACGGCGGGAAGTATAACGAAAAAAGAACATCTAAAGATTATAAAGGTTTCTGTAAAAATCAATCTTCAATATCAATAGGTACTTTCTACTACTACTGTAAACAAGAAAATATTTCTATTTATTCTGAAAAAACAATTAAAATAATTGAACGTGTAAAAATAGCTAAGGTACAAGGTAAACCGACAATTGATTCAATTACTTCTAATCTAAAAACTGCTAACAATATAGAAGCAAGTTCTGAAGATAAACAATTGATTGAAGAACTTATTAAATCTAAAATAGATTATGCAAACCAAATAAATGATGACCTTTCAGAAATTGAAGTTTTGGAGAAATTTATACTAGATAACTTTGAACCTACTATTGATGAACTAACAAGCGAAAAGTATATTTTCGGTAAAACTAAAATTACCGACATGGAACAAAATGATATTTATTTAAGTGCTAAAAAACACGTTGATAATAACGTTAAGAAACAAGATATTATTTCTATACTTGAAAGTTCTATTATACCTAAAACAAACATACTTAGAATGTTTTTAAATGAAAATAAATCAGAGCCAACAGGAATAATAGAAGAGTATGCTAAATGTGTTTACCCTCAATCAGATTATAATGTTTGGGCATTTAAAAAATGGATAGTTGGTGCTGTACATAATTGGACATCATCACAAAATGAAAAACTTGTTTGCCCTCTTACATTAGTTCTTACAGGTCAAAAACATGGAACAGGTAAAACTTCATTCCTTAGAAATATAATGCCTAAAGAATTAGAACAATATTTAATTGAAGCTAAAATTAACGGGCAAGATAAAGATTCACTTTATACAATGTGTACTTCATTAATGATTTTAGATGATGAATTTGGCGGTAAAGCGTTTAAAGATGTTAAAGAATATAAAGCTATATCAGATATAAATATAGTTCATCAGAGAAGACAATACGCTCGTACATTTTCAACTTTCAAAAGACGTGCTATACTTTGCGGTACAACAAACGAAATTGATATTCTAAAAGATGTTACAGGGAATCGTAGAATATTACCTATAAATGTAGAACATATTGATTATGATAAGGTTTTAAGTATAGATAAGACAAAGTTAATAATAGAAGCTTATAACCTACTTAAAAACGGATTTGATTGGATTATAAGAACTCATGAAGATATTGAATACTTAAAACAAAACTCACAGGAAAATGAAAACGTTTATCCAGTAGAAGAAATATTTTTTGAACACTTTCAATTAGAACAATCATTATCTCATCAAACTGAACGTATAATGAATCAAGGTGAAATATTAGAATTTTTAAATAGAGTATCAGTAACCAAACCGACAAAGTATGATATTAAAGAAATATTTATTAAAAATAATATGGTTTACTCAGCTTACAGATTTCAAGGTAGTATTAAAAAAGGTGTTAAATTATACCTTAGAATTGAACCAAATAATGAAAATATACCTTTTTAGTAACCTTGTTACCTATTCGTTACCTAAAGTAAAGGTTTAAGGTAACATAGGTAAGTAATTGATAATCAGTAAATAAAAACAAATTGTTACCTGTTACTTAAATTTATATATATAAAAGATATATATAATAGTAAATATAATATCATTGAAAATAAAAAAGTATACTTTAGAGATAAAAAGTTTTCACAAAAAACAGGTAACAGGTAACAATGTTAAAAATCAAATAGTTATGAAAGTAGTAACAGAAAATCTTATCCAACAACAAATTGTAATTTGGTACAATAACAATTTTTGCTTAAAACATCACAATCCAAGACAATGTATATTCTCAGTACCTAACGATTCTATTAATGCAATAGAAACGAAAAGAAAGGTTAATACAGGGCTTGTTTCTGGAGTTTCTGATTTAATTGTTTTACATAATGGAGAAACTATTTTTATTGAAGTGAAAACTTTAACAGGAAAACAATCGGAAAAGCAAAAAGAATTTGAAAAAATTGTATCTTTGCAAGGATTCAAATATTATCTAGTTAGGTCACTAGAAGAATTTAAACATATATTTTTAAAAGATGAGTAAAATAAAAGTAGGTACAAAGTTAATTGCGTTAGGAGATTTTTTTATGGATGACAAAAAAAAAGCTTTAATACAAAAGAAAGAATATGAAGTTTTTAGAGTGAGTGAGGTTAAAAATATGTTTAGTGTAAAATCAGAATTGTATGAATCTCATTCATTTGATATTTGCGATTCAATAGGAACGATTTTTAAAATAAAAGAAGATTTTGAAGCACCAAAACATTACGACAATACAAATGGAAGTCTTTATAAAGTAGCTCAAGAAAGAGGCTGGAACAGTTATTTGTTTGACATTGTTAAACGTCTTGAACGTGCTAATAAAAAAGGGGAATTTGAAACAGACTTACAAAAGTCTAAATTAGTAATTGATTTGTGGTTGCAGGAACAAAAATAATTAGTATATTTAAGTCATGGAAAAACAAAAGATAGTTAAATTTATACTCGAACATAAAACGAGTTATCTACATAAAGGTCTTAATTACCCAGTAGACAAAGAAGATGAAACATTTTATTACTTCACATTTAATCATCAAACGGTTAAATATCCGAAGTTTTATTTCATGGAGATATGTCAGAAATAATAAAAGAACTTTCAAAGAATCATAAAGACTTTATTAATATAGTGAAGTCTTTTTGTAGTTACATAGACCATGAAGAAATAGTACAAGAGATGTACCTAAAAGTTCACAACCATAAAGTCAAATACCCAGACAAAGAAATAAACCTATCTTATATTTGGTTCACTTTACGTTCAGTATTCTTAGACCAAATGAGAGCCGAACAAAGATACATTGACTTAGATTTATCGGTTTTTAAAAACATTCCAGAACAAGTAACCGACTTAGATGAACAACTAGCATACTCTCAAGTAATACAAAAGCAAACTAACATCGTTAATAAGCAGCACTACTTTGACGCAATGCTATTTAATATTTATTCAAAAGGTGATACTTCAATAAGAAAACTAGCTAAAGATACTAACATAAGCACTAGAACTATATTCTGGAGTTTACAACAAACGAAAAAACTTATTGCAAAAGAATTAAAAGAAGATTACGAAGATTATATAAACCAAGATTACGAATTGATATAATGGAAAATAAACCAAAACAAACAAGGAAACGTAAGCCTAAAGGACTAGGTGATACAATAGAACAAATTACAACTGCAACAGGAATAAAAAAAGTAGTTAAATTCTTAGCAGGTGAGGATTGTGGTTGCGATGAACGTAAAGAAAAACTTAATAAGCTATTCCCTTACTTCAAACCTAACTGTTTAACAGAAGATGAATACAACTACTTAACAACATTCTTTGAAACGTTAAGAGGTTCGATTAAACCATCAGACCAAAGTAAACTAATTGCAATATACAATAGAGCATTAAATCAAAAACAAGAACCTACTACTTGTTCAGATTGTTGGAGAGATATTATAAACAAAATAAGAACGTTATACGATGCCTACGAAGTTAATTGAACCATTTGAATGGTACAACATAAAAATGCACCTTACAAGCGAAATAAAGCTATATCATAAAGCTTTTATACTACTTTGTAATAATTGAATAAACAAAACAAAATCAACATGGCAGTAAAAGGAGGAGCAAGACCAGGAGCAGGTCGTAAAACAAAAGACGAAGAAAATAAGATAAGGGACTTAATGAAGCCTTACTCACTAGATGCGGTACAATGTTTAGCTAATATCATAGTTAATGATAAGTCAAGAGATAGCGATAAGATAAGTGCTGCAAAGTTAATTATTGAATATACTTATGGTAAACCAAAAGAAACGGTTGAAACTACTCACAATATAAATGAGTTTAACATAAAAGACATTCTTAAGTTTAAATGATTGAAATAAGTAGTAAGTATATATCATTAGTAGATTCTGATTCACGTTACTTCGTTGTTACTGGGGGTCGTGGTTCTGGTAAATCATTCGGAGTAACTATGTTTCTTTTGATGCTTACTTACGAAA